GATATTCAGTGTTTCTACGATCAACTGTGGTCTGACTGTAATGGTCGCATCTCCGACAACCACGAAGAAAAGCGTGAGCGCACTCGTGAGTGGATCCAGTGGTTCGATGCGCTGCCGCTGAAACCGCTGGGTGATAGTCCAGACGAGAAAGTGATGTTTGTTCTTCAGGGTCCAGTGGGCGCTGGGAAGTCGACTTTCACAAAGGCAATGATCGAGACTGCTGACTGTCCTGTCATCGTGATCAGCGAGGATGCCTATCGTCTGGAGTTCTTCGCGATGAAGGTTGGCGACGATGTTGGCATTGACTCGAAACAATATTACGCTGATGCTTGGCAATATTGCTTCGCAAACTCGAAAGAGTACGATGCCTATGCCAATGCCCAACTGAAGAAGGCGGTTGAGTCAGGTGCGCTGCTGATTCTGGATCGAACAAACCAGACTCGCAAGTCTCGTTCAAAGTGGATCCAAGCGGCGAAGCAGCACGGGTACAGCATCGAGTCAATCGAGTTCTATGTAAGCGAGAAGACATCTCTGGATCGTCAAAAAACTCGAGACGACAAAGACGTGCCACGGCATCGTGCTCACCAAATCTACATGGCGGTCGAGTCGTGTTGGTTTCCAACTGAGGTTGATTCGGTTCGAATCATCTCACCGTTCTAACCTAGATTTTTAGGTTTACAAAAGAAAAGGATCTTCGGATCCTTTTCGGGCATTTGCCTATCACAAATCTAATTGTAACGAGACCTAGTTACAGGTCGCCAGAATTGCCAGAATTGTTACAATTCACTCATCGGCCCCAAGGTCATACGATCCAGCTAAACATCTGCTGATTCCGTATAAATAGATGTGCTACGAAAGAGTAGCACAATTTCAACATTTTAATTTTTGGAGACACATTATGACTAAGCGATCCCTCGCAGCTCTCACTGAGCAATTCAAACAGAAAACAAACGAAGGTGGTGGCGGTAACGCAGCTGCCTGGAAATTGTTCTTCAACTTCTGGAAAGCAGATATGGACACAGTGTCCGTAGTTCGTTTCCTCCCTGATGCCGACGAAGAAAATCCAATGGGATTCCTGGTTGAGAATCTCGCCCACGAACTCGTGATTAATGGCAAGCGCGAAAAAGTTCCGTGCCTGAAAATGTACGGCGAAGACTGCCCAATCTGCGCATTGTCACAAGGCTACTACGACGAAAAATCCGCAGATCACAACGAACAACTCGGCAAGAAGTACTACCGTAAGAAGTCGTACATCGGTCAGGTTCTCGTGATGGAAACACCGATCGAACACGATGCCGAGCAATTGGTAAAGTTGATCGAGTTTGGACCAGCGGTGTTCAAGCAGATTCAAGCTGCGTTCCAATCTGGTGATCTGGAAGAAGCTCCTTTCGAACTGAAAGGCGGTTACAACTTCCGTATCAAGAAGTCCAAGTCCGGCGAATTCGCTTCGTACACAACTTCCAGTTTCGCTCCAAAGCAGACTGACGTTGGTGATGACGTGATCGAGAAGCTCGACCTGTTCAACCTCGCAGATTACCGCACTGCGCGTATGTCTCGTGACGTTCTCGAAGCCATGTTGATCGCTGATCAAACTGGTTCTCAGTACGGCGACGCTCCTGCTCCAAAGGCAGAAAAGGCAGCACCAGCCCCAGCGGCAACTCCAGCCCCAAAAGCTGAAGAAGGTGAAGCACCAGCTGGCGGTGAGAAGAAGATGTCTGTTGTAGAGACACTTCGCGCTCGTGCCGCAGCAGCTAAAGCAGCTCAAGCTGATTAATGTTCTATGTCTACACCTATGTCATTGACGGAGTGCCACGGTACGTTGGCAAAGGCATAGGTGCTCGATGGAAATCACATAGGGTTCCTTCTTGTAAGACTCGTCTTGGTAATACTCTAAAGAAGCGTTATCGAGATAATGGCGAATGGGTTCTGCCAATTATTGCTGCTTGTGCTGACGAAAGTCACGCGATCGCAGAAGAGATCAGATTGATCGCCTTTTATGGACGCGAAGATCGAAAGCTTGGTTCCCTCTGGAATAATACAGATGGCGGCGATGGTGCTAGTGGATACAAACACAAAGACGAGTTAAAGAAAAGGTTCTCAGAAGAAAGACACGGCGAGAAGAATCCATTCTACGGATTATCTCATTCCGATGAAGTGAAGAAGATCATAAGTGAAACTCACAAAGGTCATCATCGCTTCAAAGGCGCAAAGCTTTCTCTTGAGCGTAGGAAACAATGTGGCTCCGTCGGAGACAAGAATCCGGCAACGAAGGTTAAGAGGGCCGATCATCCAAAAGTGTTCGCACTAAAGGATCAAGGTCTAACACAGAAACAGATTGGAGAGATCTTTGGCGTTACACAAGGCCAAGTCTCAAAGATCCTATTAGGAGGAAAGTATTATGAGCCTACCATTTCTTGATAAATTCAAGAAGGAAGTTGCTAAGTTAGATAGCGTGGGGGTTGGTATCCAAAAGACAGACTCGTGGTTGAGCACTGGCAACTACGCGCTGAATCATGCTTTGTCAGGTGACTTCAAACGCGGTATTCCGCTAAGCAAGCTTTCAGGTTTTATGGGACCATCTGGTTCTGGTAAATCATTTATCGCTTCCAATCTCGCGCTTCAAGCTCAAAAAGAAGGGTATCACGTTGTGTACCTTGATTCCGAGCACGCTATCGACGTTGACTACCTTTCTAAGATCGGCGTCAACATTGCCGAAGATGCGTTGACCTACATCTCTGTCGCCACTATTGAAGACGTGAACTCTGTTCTCTCAGAATTCTTCAGCGGTTACAAGAAGACCTACGGCAAAGACAATATGACAGCTCAAAAGACGCTGATCATTCTTGACTCACTCGCAATGCTCTCGTCCTCCACTGAAATGGAGAACTATGAGAAGGGTGTTATTAAGGGTGACCAAGGTCAATTGGCAAAGCGTCGTAAGGCAATGCTGCGACTCGCCGTTGGTAACATCGGTCGTCTCCCAATCGCTATGCTTCTGACTGACCACGTTTACCCAGCTGACATTATGCTCGGCGACGGTGCTTGGGCAATCACCAACTCTGTTAAGTTCTCGCTGTCGATCATCGGCATCGTGACAAAGCTGAAGTTGAAAGAAGAAGGCGAAGTCACTGGTGTTCGTATGCGGTTTGAGACGTACAAGTCTCGCTTCGCAAAGCTCGGCACCAAGGTCGAACTTGAAGTGCCATACAACAAAGGCATGAGTCCATTCAGCGGTCTCGTAGAGCTGCTTGAAGAAATGGGCGTCATCGCAAAGGGCACCGCTGTTGGCGAAAAGCTCCTTTGGGTAGCTAACGTTAATGGCGAGAAGATCGCCTTCAAGGAAAAGGATCTCACATCTGAGATCGCCGAAAAGCTGATTCAGCATCCAGCGTGCCATCCAATGATCGCACGAAATGCTGAACCAGAAGCATCGGCAGAAGACATCGATGGTATTCAAGACCAAGATGAAGTAGAAGCAACTGCCGCCGTGGTAAAACGTGGTCGCAAACTCAAACCAACTCAGGAGTAATTTATGACAACAGCAACTCAAGCATCAGAATCCGTTATCACTATTCAGTTAGTTCACAGCGGATACATTCTCAACGCCCCATCAGCAAACAACGGATACAAGACAGAAGTCTTCACATCCACCGCAAAGCTGAACAAGGCAGTTCGCGCAGCAATTGAAGAATTCACACTCGTTGCCAAGAAGGCAGACGACGCTGCTGAATAACCTTTAGCGCTCCATTGGAATGGGGCATGATGCCCCATTCCTTTTGACAATGAACATCACACACAACGCACGCAACAAGATCTCTGAACTCTGCTCGCCGAACTCCCCTTTCAGAATTGCGGTTACTGGATCAATGATCAACGGTAACCACGTTGACCTTATTGCGAACGCAACAGCACTATCTTCAGATGTTACAATTTGTACTTCACCTGCCGTGGTTGCTGATTTCGCCTCAATCAATTTTCTAACTGGGCAGACAATCGATTTCGATTATTCAACAGAAGAGTTCATCATCTCAAGGATCTAAATCATGGCATTATTTGAAGTTACTATCAGCTTTACTATTGAAGCAGATCATCAAAGCGAAGCGCTCTTGCAAGCAAAAGACATTGGCGCAATGATTGAAGACGACGGTTATGCACAGTCGTTTCATATTGTCGACGTAGAAGAATCAGACGACGGTTCTGGTGTCGACTACGATGAAGGCAACGAATGAGTTTTCTCTTTACGCTTGACGAGAGTCAACTAGCAACTCAGCTGCCCGACATTTTTGCGGCAGCTGAAAAAGACATCGCTAGTGCTGAACCGCTCTTCGATATTGAAGGGCAACGACTCGAACTGTTGGCACGCAACCTGCCACAGCATCAAGCGCATTACGATCAGAAGGCGCAAGAGATGAAGCAGCTGATGAAGTGGTTGGAAAACTACCGATCAAAGCTGGAAGCTATTCACTTGAAGAACTACAGCAAGGGGCAGCGCGCTCTCTCCGCCACCGATCAACGAATTTTTCTTGGCGGTGAACGCGACATCGTTGAGACCACTCAATTGATTATTGAAGCAACTCTGATGTACGGCAAGTTCGATGCCATCGTTGAGGGGTTCAAAACTATGTCGTGGATGTTCGGCAATATTACCAAGTTGCGAGTCGCTGAACTTCACGAGGTTATTCTGTAATGTAGCGAAAACTTTGCTGCTTTTTAAGTTTGACTTTGTGTAACCCAGTTTTCTTGACTGCTTCAGTAACGCACGAATACTTTGTATTAAAAACTTCTACTGGTCTCGCTCTTGGATTGTTTCCCATAGAATTGGCAATAGATCTTTTTACTTTAGTTTCAGGATTAGATAAGGCAGACTTTACAGCAATTGACATCTTCTTAAGAGATTCATCAGAATGTTTTTTGTTGCGCATTGTGCCAAGAATCTGTTTCTTTTCTTCTTGCGTCAATGTGCCAAGATAGATTTTTCGTTTTTCGCTAATAAACTTTTTAGTCTTTTCAGATGTTATGTATCCTCGCTTCCCTTCGCCGCCATCGGTCATGTTTGTCAGAACGCCGGACCGCTTATCCTTCCGCCCAAATTGACTGATTAGCATTTTTTCTTTTTCGTATGCCTCTTCTTCGTCCAAGGTTTCAAATTCTTTCACGACGATAGGTATGTTCCCAGAATTAATTATTTTTTGTATAGTTCTAACCTTGTGCCGATTTTCATCGAACTTTAAACTCCAGTCGGTGAAATGATAATTCATCCTTAGACCTTGACCCTTGCCGACATAGAACGGTTCGAACCCAGATGAGTGAAGCGAACTTGGTTTTAGCGGATTACAATAAACGTAAACGTAAAATCTCTTCATAGCATTTTCCTTCCAATCTATCTTATTTATCTGAAATGACAAAAATTGCGCGAATCACTGTAGCAGATGAAGTCTATTGCCATATTGCTGGGTTATCTCCAGAAGACCATGAATTCTTGGAGAACAAATTTGCCATCCTTGTAGAAGGGGCACATTTTATGCCTTTAGTTCGTTTGGGGCGGTGGGATGGTAAGGCAAAGTACTTTACACCGGAAGGCAAGATCTATTTTCGCCTACTGGATGATGTGGTACCCTATTTGGTATCCTGGGGATACGAGATCGATCTCAGGGACACCAGGAAACCGGTGTCATTGGTTACTACTCGGGTAGACGCAGAAACGTTCCTGCGCAAACCTGGTATGGAATTGAAAGTTACGCTTCGCCCGTATCAGGTCGAAGCGGTTAACATTGCTCTCGAACAGGGTTCTGGATTCATTGTCGCCGCTACTGCCTCAGGCAAAACTTGGATGGTCGCGGCATTGTGTCATGCTCTAAATGCCGATGGTAAGCGTGCTTTGGTTATTGTGCCAAGTTCAGACCTCGTCGAGCAGACTGCGATCACATTTAGACTTGCCAAACTCGATGTTGGCATTTACTCTGGTTCAGAGAAAGACATCAACCACGATACGGTTGTTGCTACATGGCAGTCGCTCCAAAACAATCCATCTCTTGTTGAGGATTTCCCAGGAATTATCGTTGACGAAGCACACGGCGCCTCAGCAAAAGTTATCGGCGACCTGATCAACAAACACGGCATTCACAGCGCGTATCGCTGGGGATTCACCGGGACAATGCCTAAGGCAAAGACTGATCAGATGACACTTCGCGGTGCTATTGGTGAAGTGCTGTATTCGATCTCAGCGGCAGACTTGATGCGAATGGGATACCTTGCCGATCTCGATATTGAACCGATTCAGATCATCGACAATGTTGAAGAAGACTTTCCTGACTACTCATCAGAGAAAACGTTCTTGTCGAAGAGTCCAGACAGATTGGATCTTCTTGCCGATTTGATTATTGCTCGAGCAGAGACATACGGGAACACGTTGGTCCTTGTCAACAGCATTAAGCAGGGTCAGCAACTTCAAAAGTTGATTAAAGATTCTGTCTTCTTACAAGGTGCCACAAAGAACGAGGTTCGTGCCGAGTGGTACTCGATGTTTGAAAAGCGAGATGACCTCATTGTGATCGCCACATTTGGTATCGCCTCAACTGGCATTAGTATCGATAGAATTTTTTGCGAAGTTATGGTTGATGCCGGCAAATCATTCATTCGCGCTATTCAATCAATTGGGCGCGGATTAAGAAAAGGGCATGACAAAGACAAAGTACACTGTGTGGATGTTCACTCAGGTCTGAAATGGTCGATGAAACACTTTCGTGAACGAAAGAAATATTACAAGGAGGCGGGTTACACTGTTCTCAAGACTGCGAAATTGAATGTATAGTAAACCCTTTGAGCGGTCCTCTTTTGTATTCCTTATCTACCATTCGTGTACCGCAATTCATTGTCTTTAACCACTCTGAAAGGTTTTTGACAATGAATTCATTTCCATCCGGTGATTTTATTTTGTATTCTCTTGAATTACTTTCACGGACTTTGATTTTATGTGTCTCAGGCATTCTGTAGTTTTTCCAGTTGGTGTTGCCTATCAAACCTTTTGAAATTGCTTGGCGGTGGAGATCGCTAAGTCCGATCCCTAAATCTTTTTTCGCTTTTAGGGTTTCACGATGTTTTTGCTTAGTCTCGTCTGTTCTCACTTGTCTCCACCCGGAGGCAAGTTTTGCTAGTCGACTTTTAGATATTTTTCTGTTTCGTTCTTCTGTGTACATACCATCTTTACAGATTGAACGAGCATACTCGTAATCTCTAGAAGAGACTGGTCGTGAAAGGCATTTGTTGTTTCTTGTGAATGCCATGTAGCAGAAAGCATTGATCATTTTTCGTCGTGCTAACCCAATTGACATCTTGACGAGCAGTTTGTGTAGGATAAAATGTTCTCTTGGGGTAACCTTAACAATGTTCGATGGTTCATTTGATCCGCCGAGAGACTTCGGAACGATATGATGTCGTTCAACAATAGACATAGGATGAGAACGGTTTTGTGCCGCGATGATAATTTGGTTGTAGACTTTTTGATAATTCAAAATGATCTCCATTAATTGAGTATTCTATTTATAGAGGGAAACACATGACCAACGAAATAACTGTCAAAATCTGCCAAGCGGACACCCCGAACAAGAACAACCGGTTGTATTCATCCGAAGTTCTTCAGAGCGCTATTGAAAAAGTTGCGACTAAAGAAATATTATCGCGAGGCGGAATACAACACTCTCAAAACTTTGAAGATTAACGTATGACCCTGATTTTTGATAACATTCCGCCTAAAGTCTGGAACAAGAATTCTAGAAATGTTCCAGATCACGCTATCTACATTGGGCGACCATCAAAGTTTGGTAACCCATTTGTCATTGGCGAGGATGGATCACGTAGCGAAGTAATTAGCAGGTTTGAAAAATATCTGCTTGCTAATCCTTCGTTGATGGCAGCGGTAAAGAAAGAGTTGAGTGGAAAGGACCTTGTATGTTTTTGCTCACCACAAAAATGTCACGGCGATATTTTATTAAGGTACGCGAATGAACTATGATCTAACTGTCAAAATCTGCCAAGCGGACACCCCGAACAAGAACAACCGGTTGTATTCATCCGAAGTTCTTCAGAGCGCTATTGAAAAAGTTGCGACTAAAGAAATGTTAGGCACAATTGGAATGCCCGAAGGTCCTTCAGTAGATCTTGCTGATGTGTCTCATACAATTACCGATCTTCGCCTTGAAGGCGGATTCCTTGTTGGCAAGGTGAAAGTCTTGAAGACACCAAAAGGAAAACTTCTTGAAGAACTTCTGTCACAACCTCCGTCATTAGATTTTCGATTAGCAGGCGTAGGTCAGGTGGATAGCAATGGCGTCGTGTCTAATTTGACGATCACCTCTGTCAACGCGGTGTACGACGGCGCATGATGAAGCAGATGGATTTATTTGTTGACAGGCATTTACCAGTCACACCGGCGGTTCGAGCACGCACGTTGCTTGCGCATCTTTGGCGCCTTCACGATGCTGCTGGAATTTCGATGGGGCGATCGCACGAGTCAATAGTGCTGGAAACGGCATTGGCATTGCTCGGCGATCCTGATCCGGATGATATGTATCGCTTAGATAATGACATGGATTTTCTAGACGACACACGGAGTTATTTGTCCGCGGTTCGAAGAGAGTCGTTGAAATTTAACTTCACGCGATAAAATTGAAAACGATCTCCCGAGTGTCGGGAATAGGGGCGAACCTAATTTTCATTTGCGCGACCTTAATATGATGATATAGTTCACACATTGACCTAAATTACTCTAAAGGTCGACAGTGCAAATTTTATCCGAGGTCAACAAACCATACATCATCGACAGTTTTACTGCTCCGCTTGGTGTCTCCCATTTTTGGACCTTTAGCGGTCACATGATGGATTTCAAATTAGAAGAAACTCAATATCTCGAAGAGATCGTCGGGCAGACGGTTCGCATTCGAATTGAGAACCTCGAGATCGATATTCCAGCATCATGGTCAATTATGGTTGTTGACAAAGAGACATACACCATCGATATGATCCCAATTGCGCAGTGCGCTTCGTTTGATCAAGATGTCCTGCTGTTTTCACCTAATGACAGCAAGTTGAAAACGACAAAAGTTCAAGTCATCGATTTCAAGCAGAAGGCAGCATGCGTCGCTCCCGAGATTCCAAAGGGATCGGCGATGATTCATCCAGTCTGCCAGGCACTGTCACACGGACGCAATTTGTACTACGGAATTGTTATCGGGGGACACGAATTGTATCGCTATATTGGCGGTGCTACAGTCGGAGATATTCTAGGATAAAGCGCAGATAAATAGATCACAACACAAGGAGACTTATATGGCGCTAGTAAAACAAGATTTCGTCGATGACGCAGCACTAATCGGATGCGATGTCGAGGCGGTAATGGCAGTAGCGGCAGTTGAGTCTTCTGGTGGTGGGTTCGACCCAGAAGGTTTTCCGAAGACACTCTTTGAAGGTCATTGGTTTCACAAGTTAACCAACGGCAAATATTCAGCAGACTATCCAACGCTGAGTTATCCTAAATGGACAAAGCAGTTTTACGGAAAGACTTGGCAAGAAGAAAAAGCGCGTCTAGCGCAGGCAATGACGTTGGACCGTCAAGCAGCAATGTTATCATCATCGTGGGGAATGTTCCAGATTATGGGATTCAATTTCACCCGCTGCGGATTCAAAACGGTTCAACAGTTTGTAACGGCAATGTGTAAGAATGAAGATTCACAACTTGCTGTGTTCACACAATACATTATCAATTCTGGTTTAGCAGATGAATTACGAGACCGTCGATGGGCAGACTTCGCCCGCCTTTACAACGGTCCAGAATTCGCTCAAAACAAGTATGATGTGAAACTCGCCAAAGCGTACGAAAAAGCAAAAACCGCTTAACCTATCCTACTTTAGGAATGCGTTAAGGGGTCTCTAAGTTACAATTACATCTGATGAACAGCAATGCCAATAGGCACAGTTGAGAATCGGCGCTCCCAGCGAATAACATTAAGAAAATGACCACAAAAGAACTAACAGTAATTAAACGAGATGGCACTCGCGCTATCTTTGATCTTGGCAAATGGCAAGCGCAAATCGCAAAGGTTTGTGAGGGTGTGGCAGACGTATCTCCGTCAATGATTGAGATCGCCGCTCAAGCACACTTCTACGACGGGATGTCAACCCGTGAATTGGACCAGATGGCGCTTCGCGCGATGATCGATCTGATCGATGAAGAAGAAAATCCTGACATTGGGAATGTGAACTATCAGTTTGTTGCTGGTAAGCAACGCATTTCAATGTTGCGTAAGGATGTGTATGGACAATACGAACCACCGCGCCTTTTTGAAATCGTCAAAAAGAATGTTGGTCTTGGATTCTACACAGCGGACCTGCTCACATGGTACACTGAAGAAGAGTGGGATGCCATCGACAAGTTTGTTGATCACGACAAAGACGAATTGTTTCCATACGCCGCTGCCGACCAGTTGATTGAAAAATATCTGGTTCAGAATCGCGTTGTTCAAGGCGCAGTTCTCGAGACGCCACAGGTTCGATACGCCGTTGCCGCAGCAACTGCTTTCCACGCTGAAGTCAAAGATCGCCTTCGTTGGGTTCGTGACTTTTATCAGTGCGCATCAGACGGTATGTTCACCATGGCGACGCCAGTGTTGGCAGGTCTTGGAACACCGACAAAGCAATTCAGTTCATGCGTTTTGATCAAGAGCGATGATACGCTCAAATCGATTTTTGCCTCTGGGCAGATCATGGCGGACTACGCTTCTAAGCGAGCAGGCATTGGTCTTGACGTTGGTGCTCTTCGCCCGTTAGGCGCACCTATTCGCGGCGGTGAAATCAAGCACACAGGTTACATTCCGTTCCTGAAGAAATGGTTTGCTGACCTTCGCTCATGTTCACAAGGCGGCATTCGCAACGCATCTGCTACTGTCAACTTCCCGTTTTGGCATTATCAAATTGATGACCTGATGGTTCTCAAGAACAATCAAGGCACTGATGAAACTCGCGTACGTCACTTGGACTACTGCGTTGTAACGTCAGCATTCATGTGGAAGCGATTCAAAGCAAAAGGCAATTTCACCTTCTTTGATCCGCATGAAGTTCCAGAGTTGTATGAAGCGTTCTATCGTGATTCAGCAAAGTTCGAACAACTATACGAACAGTACGAAGCGCGAACAGATCTTCGTACCAAGACGATGACGGCAGAACGGTTCATTAAAGACTTGTTCAACAAAGAACGTTCAGACACTGGTCGCTACTATGTTCTAAACATTGACAACGTCATGAATCAGGGTCCTCTTGATCCTGCTATTCACCCGACATACCAAACGAACCTGTGTACTGAAATCATGCAGCACACAAGAGCATTTCAAACAATTGACGATGCTGAAGGTCGTATTGCTCTTTGTACTCTCGGGTCAGTCAATGTTGGTGCTGTCCGCAATCCAGAAGAGATGCGCAAACCTGCTCGTGTTCTTCACCGTTGCCTCCACAATCTTCTTCAGTATCAGGATTTCCTGTCGATTCAATCAGAACTTCACAACAAGGAGTTTGAACCGCTTGGCATTGGCATAACCAATCTCGCGTACTGGCACGCAAAGCGCAAGTACCGCTACGGCGAACCAGAAGCACTTGCTGAAGTCAAAAAGTGGATGGAGCACCTTGCGTTCTATCTGACTGACGCATCTGTTGATCTGGCGAAGGAAAAAGGTCCTTGCGAAATGTCGAGTAAGACTCGCTACGGACAAGGCATTTTCCCATGGGAACTGCGTGCGAAGGGTGTTAACGAACTTACCGACTTCACTCCATCTGACGATCTTGATTGGGAAGGACTTCGTGCCCGCTTGCTGAAATACGGCATTCGTAACGCTACGTTGATGGCAATTGCCCCAGTCGAATCATCGTCGGTGGTGTTGAATTCTACGAATGGCGTCAATCTGATTAAGCAGATGATCATCATCAAAGAGTCAAAGGCAGGCGCATTCGCACAGGTTGTTCCAGAGTATCGCAAACTCAAAAAGTACTATCAGAATCTTCTTCTCTGGGAGCAGAAGGATTGTATCGACTACATCAAGACCGTTGCTGTCCTTCAAGCGTATGTTGATCAAGGCATTTCAAGCGACACCTTCTACAGTGGCAAGCACTTTAGAAATGCTGATCCGGCATTGGACGGCAAAGTGCCGGTCACGTTGGTTCTTCGCAATCTGATGTTGGCACACAAGTGGGGTTTGAAGTCTCACTACTATCACCTTGTTGATAAGCACGGTGCCAAAGAGATGATGAAGACGGACATGGAGGTTGAGGTTATTAAACACTATCAACCGCTGATTGAAACTGAAGAATATTGTGAAAGTTGTGTACTATGATTCGTGATTTTTCTAAAATTCCTGATTACTCAAAACGGCAAATGTTCCTGGACCCGGCGGGTCCAGTGACTACGCAGCGATATGACGACTACGCATATCAGAAGATTGCGAAGTACGACGAGACGCAGCGTGGCGCCTTCTGGGTACCAGAAGAAATTACTTTGACCAAAGACAAGATCGACTTCAAAGAAGCGAACAAATCGGTTCGCCATATCTTTACTTCGAATCTTCTTCGTCAGACAACGATTGATTCGATTCAAGGTCGTGCGCCAGTTCAAATCTTCTCGCCAGTTATTTCTGTGCCTGAACTTGAAGCGCTGGTGACTACTTGGACTTGGTTCGAGCAGATCCACTCTCGCGCATACAGTCACGTCATTCGCAACATCTACAATGTGCCGAAGGATGAGTTCAACAAGATCCACGACAACTCGGACATAGTTGCTATGACAAGTTCGATTGGCACCTACTATCAGAACCTCCACTATCTAAATTGCCGCGTTGAAGTTGGACACAAGGTATCCGAGCACGAAATGATCAAGGCAATTTACCTTGCCTTGATAGCGTCATACGGTCTGGAAGCAATTCGCTTCACAGTATCATTTGCGACGTCGCTCGGCATGGTTGAGAATAAAATCTTTATCGGCAATGGTAACGAGATTGCTCTGATTCTTTCTGATGAAATGCTTCACGTGGATTGGTCAGCATATTTGCTGAACACTGTTGTGAAGGATGATCCGCGCTTCGCCCAAGTCGCGTCTGAACTGAAGAAGGAGTCGCTTGACATGCTGCTTTCAGTTATTGACGAGGAAAAGAACTGGGCAAAGTATCTGTTCAAAGAGGGTTCTGTGATCGGTCTGAATGAGCGCACAATGGTGAACTTCGTCGATTGGACAGCACAACACCGTCTGAAAGACATCGGCATCAAGTACGATGCTGGAGTCAAAGCAACCCCAGTCCCTTGGTTCAACAAGCACTTGAACACTAACAAGAAGCAAACCGCTCTTCAGGAAAATGAAAGCGTTGCGTATGTTATTGGTTCAATGACCAACGAAGTAAATTATGACGATCTCCCAGATCTGTGAAGTAATTTACAAGACAACTGACGACGATCGGGCGCATTCATATCAAGTATTTTTGTCTTGGTATTTCGAATGCCTCCGATCAGGGAAGGCGAATGAAGTAGAGGACCTATTCTCTATTTTGGTTGCCTCGAAGGTCTGCTCATTTATGATCAGCGCTATTCTTCGAGGAACATTTTCGCATCGCGAGCAATTTAGGTCGTGGTTCAGATTTAGAGACGACGGGCATCAAGTCATGAAGGATCGTGGACTTAACGCAAATCATCTACTTCGAGGTCTTATGGACAACACAGACAATCACGGTGAAACGTCTAGACTTCTTGACCACATTATCGGTGTTCACCCATCACTTCAACGCAAATAAATATTTCTTTTCATCTCTATCTCTATCTCTATGTTCACAGTCTACTCAAAACCAAACTGCCCTTTCTGCGATCAAGCAAAGGCATTACTCAAATCAAAAGATCGCCAATACGAAGAAATCATTCTTGACGTCGGACAACAAAAAGTTGATGGCACCAAATACATTTCCCGCGACGATCTGATCGCAAAAATTCCATCCGCAAGAACGATGCCGCAAATCGTTATGTCCAACGAATCTTCTTCCATCCATGTTGGAGGTTTTGTCGAACTTAAAAAGTATCTCCATGGTTGATACTTTCGGAACCTACATCGCAATCAAACCAACAGACACCACCCTCTCGAATCTAGCGCAATGGGCGAAGAATGCTGGCATCGAACTTGATGATGACCTCCATGTAACGCTGCTCTATTCTAGGCGAGAGATTTCGCCTAAATTATATGACGGCGAGTATGTGGTTCGCCCGAAGAAGATTCAATCATTGGGACCGGCATCTGTTGTTCTCACACTTGACGCGAACTGTCTGATTGAGCGCCACGAAGAATTTATTTCTATGGGCGCTACACATGACTTTGAGAGTTACATTCCGCATTTGACTCTTAAATTTGAAGGCGGGGATCCGACTACAATCCCGCCAATCGACTTCTTCTTGACCTTTGCTGCTGAGGAAGCAGAATCGTTAGACGACACCCGTACAGACACACTCGAATAATATAGCATTAGGTGCTGAATAAGGAATTGGAAAGGACTCTTGGAGTCCTTTCTGGTATTTTAGGGGTGGATTCGTAAATAGTTAAAGTATATTGGAGAACTAAATGTCTGATCCTATCGTCACCCCTGCCGTCACATCCGCTGCGATTATCGGCAAATCCATGCTGTCTGCCGAGACAGTTGTCACACTATTCGGAGTGTCCCTTAATATGATGGGTCTTGCAGTCATTCTGATCTTTGTTGGTATTCTGGTTTTGTTCTGGCGCATTCAGCGATCAGAGAAACTCGACTTTGCCGATTTGATCACAAAAGACGGGCGCGCTGTCTCGCTGACTAAAGTCCTTCAACTCATTGGTGGTCTTCTCAGTTCGTGGGTCATTGTTAAACTTACATTGACCGGCGGTTTAACCGAAGCAATCTTTGGTCTGTACCTGACCTATGTCGGTGCCATTGAAGGTTACAGTAAGTTTGTCGCCGCAAAATACAACTACAAAGAAACATCAGTCAAAGATGCTGCCGCTGCTGACGCCGCGCAAGCAAAATCGGAGTAAGAAACAATGTATCTCAATTTTCGCCAAGGTCTAATTTCATTTCAACAATCTGGGTCGCAAGCGTTTTTCCTCGCACCGTCGTCAACATCTGGGTATGTTGATCTCTATGTGTCGCCAACACCGCTGCTCGCAACTGTTGCGCATGGCGCATCTGACTATCTGATCAATGTTGATTCGACGCTCCCGCATGCTTGGGGTCCGATGAACACGGGTGCGGACAATTACCTTTACCTCGAAGTCAATCTGATTACCGGCGCTGTCACATCAGGTATTTCCCTTCTTGAACCGATTACATCGTTGGTTGAACCAGCATCGGCATCAGCACAAGCAGGTCAGATGTGGTTTGATTTGAATGCTAATGTCATGATGGTCCGCAACCCAGATAATTCAAAATGGATTGTGTCCCCACGTATCGTCATTGGCAAAGTGACAAATGGGAATGTGAATCAGATTGTTCACGCTAGCGTCGGATCAACAGTTGGTCTGAATGTTCCAGGACATCCTGGGTACTTGATGCTTGATAGTCAACTGCGCCCGCTTCGCACTTCAACAGGCGAACTACTTACAACTGATTCCCCAGTTCGTGTAAAAACCACAATTGGGACGTCTGGAGTTCTTGCACAACCGATCAACGGTTTTATTCCTGTTCGAGCAGCAGAACCAATTCCGGCAATGGGTCTTGTTTACTTCAGTTCTTCGGATACTGTGTCTCTCGCAAGTTCAGATCCTGCTCTTACATCGGCAAAGACGCCAATTGGCGTCATTCAACAAGCACTTGCTCTTAACGAAGTCGGCGTAGTGACCCAATCTGGTGAAATCACTTATGATCAGTGGACATGGGGTCCAGCAGATTTCGGCAAACCATTGTACTGTGGATTCAACGGTGAGATCACAACATCACGTCCACTGGGTGTTCAAGCATTCCGAATCGGGTATGTTAAGAATGCGAAGACGATTCTGTTCTATGTTGATTCAGAGACGCAACCACAAGTAGTGTCATCGCCTGGTTCAATCATTTCTGGAGTGGCACCAATCTCTGCGGTGACTGGTCTGAACCTCAATAGTGAGATTGTTACCACTATCTCTATGTTGCCGGCATCTACTCTTCAGAACGGGTATATGACATCAGCACAAGTGACATCGCTCGAGTCATTCGATACTCGCATTACCGGAACAGAGCAAGATGTTATTCAACTTGAAACATCTAAGGCACCAGTTGCGCACACTCACGCTATTGCGAACGTGACTGGTCTTCAAAGTATTCTCGATGGCAAATCAGAGATCACGCACACGCACGCCGAGTATGCTTTGACTGGTCACTCTCATTCAGAGTTTGCCCTTACAGCACATACGCACTTTGTGTCTGACGTGACTGGACTTCAGAATGCGCTTAATCTCAAATCAGATGTTGGACACAATCACATCATCGCCGACACAGTTGGTCTTCAAGACGAATTAGACGGCAAGGCATTTACAAACCACACGCATTCGATTTCAAGCATCAACTTGCTTCAAGCAGCACTTGATGGGAAAGCGCCTGTATCCCATTCGCATATTATCGACAATGTCACTGGACTTCAAGCGGCACTTGACGATCGCACATTGATTGGGCACACTCACATTATTACCGATGTCGGCGGGTTAGTCGACGCACTTGCTGGAAAAGCAGAAACAGTCCACGCGCACACTATTGCGAACGTGACTGGTCTTCAAATTATTCTTGACGGTAAGGCAGCACTATCGCACGCACACGCCATTGGTAATATTACTGGACTTCAAACTGAACTTGATTTGAAGGCTGATGTATCGCACGGACACGCCATTAGCAATATTACTGGACTTCAAACTGAACTCAACGGCAAAGCGCCGGCAACACATACACACGTTGTTGCTGACGTTACAGACTTTGATGAATCCGTTGATACGCGAGTTTCAAATCTGCTTGTTGCTGGTACCAACGTCACTCTGACCTACAGCAATGTAGGAAATTCGCTGACCATTGACGCCGCTTCAACTCCGGCACCAGCACTACCAGATACTCATCTCGTTTTTGGAACAGGCACTGGCATTTCAACATCGTCGAATTTGTCATTTAGAGAAACAACAGGCGGATTCTTCCTGAACACCGGCACAACGGTCGCAACAGTAGAAGATGTTCTGATTTTTGGTGCCTCGGCGTTACACGTCATAAATGACTATACTCCTCGCCGAGGAGCAAACGTAATGATTTCCGCTGGGGCGGCAGATGATCTCGTTGATGGAATTTCTGGCGCTGTCTACATTACCGGCGGTGGACGATCTATTGATCCGGCAGTGTCATTTGCCCCATCTTCAATTATCGCGCAAGGCGCTCGATTCGACAATGGAACGATTTCGATCATGCCTGGATATTACCCAGATGCGACAATGATGGGTGTTGCCACTGTTGCCTCTGGCACAATTATGATCGGCGGATCAGTTACAGTCAATTATTCTGCCGGATATAATCCTGCGATGGGCAACATCATCTTGTCAGCGCCATCTTCTGACAGCGCTGACAAATGGCGCAACGGCGAAATTCTTCTTCAGACGAGCAGCACCGATCGCCTAATAATCGACGGATCCGGCGCATTCATCATTGACGAACGCACCGGCGTTGCTGGCGAAGTTCTTACTTCACAGGGTCCTGGATTGACACCAGTTTGGGCACCAGTAAGTGGTGGCGGTGGCGGCACATCGGCACCTATTGCTCTGTATCATCTTAACGCCTCAACAATATTTGGCAGCACTACTAATGCGTGGACAGCAGTTAAGGTATTTGAATCAGCAGTTGCTCCAGTAACTTTAGATTTTTATGGGACATCATTCTCCACTGTAGAGGACGGGACTTACAAAATCACAGTCTCTGGATTCGCTATCCCAACAGGTGGTTCTTGGCAAAATGCTGATACCGCATTTGGAACAAAGCTGATTGCCGCTAATGCCGGAATCTCGGCAATTATTGTCGGTGAAGATGTTACGCTTCACAATAAACCTGTGCTACCGGCAAGCGGAAATTCTGCTTATCTTTCCACTCCGGATTCGCGTATCACCTGGACCGATACTTATTATCTGCAAGCGGCAGCACTTGAATCGTTTTCAATCTACGCATATACAGCTGCTTATATGGCATCTGGCGATCCGTTGGATTTCAGATTAACCGTCGAAATCCAAATGATTGATTCTGGATTCCAGCTGCCGTTCTAATGCTGACTGTTGTAACTCACACAAGGCACGAGCGTCCTGATCTTCTAGAGAGATGTAAGACCTCGGTCCTTGCCGGTTTGCCAAGCGGTGCTGATCACAGAATTATCCCGTGCTATTCAAATTTTGAACAAGCACGATACGATGCCGCACTATTGAATGAGTTTGTAGCATTTGTCGATGACGACGATTACATTGACCCGCGCGCATTACAACTTTGTCTCGATGCGCTAAATGAAACAGGCGCGGGTTTAGCAGTGACAAACGAGGTCATTGTTAACATTGAGGGAAGAGAATTGTTCCCAAACAGAGCTGCGAAAACTTACGCAGGCATCGGTATCCATCCGCGCACTGCGCACCATCTTTCAGTTATGCGACGATCGTGTATCGACGAAGGAGTTCTTGAATTGAGTTCTAAATTCAATCTAGGCACTGACTGGTTTCTTCGTGCGAATGCTGCATTAGTTGGTGGAGCAATTCACGTACCAATAGATGGATATTTCTGGACGCGTCACGAACACCAACACACCGCTCATCACGTCGAGCACAATCAACAGTACAGCAAGAAGATGTCAGCGATGGGTGATGCCATCAGAAAGATGTGGCGTCGACCTGATGGTCCTGTACCAATTTACAAATTACCATAACAGATTCCCTAGGTTGTGTTATAATTCAACCTATGATTATTGAAACCAACCCATCTCGAGTGTTCAAGAACAAATTCTCTCCAGCGCGCGAAGCTGAATGGGAAAAGATGATTGGGCAACAAGTCTGGAAGAATCCAAAGACAACCTCGAAGTTTGAACCGAAACCGTTCAAGTCTGGGAACAAAGTCAACACGGTCCGTGGCACAATTCGGCATCCGATCACTCAGCAATTGTCGTTCCTCTTTGAGGAAGACAACACCTTTGTCGAATGTTTCCGGTGTAGTATCGCACCAAAAGACCTGTATGAAATGTCTGAGGACCTGCAGAAAGAATGTTGCGATGTTCTCGCAAAACGGTTCGGGTTGTTACTGACCACTGACCAACTCAAGTCTGTCACGAATATTACCGTCGCGCAGCACCTCATCAAATACGACGCACCCGATGATACTTACGATCGTGATTTGCTAATTGATATGGTGTGTCTGGCAATTTGCGGAATGTCATTCCCAATCAATGGGAACACACCAGAAGTAATGTCCACCTTTGCTCGAAAGTTTCTTCAAGGTTGTGAGGACCGGAAGTTTGAACTCACACCAAAGACCAAGGAATACTTCCGTCGTCAAGACCAAGGAATAAATTATCTTCTGAAGGGTTAAAGTCTCGCCAGACGTTTGACACGTTCTCGTTCAGCTGCTGCGACGCGCATTTTTTGTTTAACTTCTTCAGACCGTTTTTGCCCTTTTAATGCGCTTGCACGCCGATCCTTTTCTTCTTGTGATTGTTTTCTCCCTTTATTGCCGATGCCGAATGTTAAACTTCTCTGCTCTTTTGTAAGATGAGAATATGATCTCCCTTTATTATGACATCCGTTTTCTTTGAAATGTCTCTTTAGCGACTCTGACACTTTTGCTTTTGTGGCATCTGAACGAGGTACGCCAGTACGTGCTTTTACCATTAGAGTTCGAGCTTTTTCAAATTCTCTAGTAGAGAGCGTTAAACGTCCAGATGTGTCTTTACTTCTAAGAGATACCATCGCCCAATAAGCGTTTATCGCTTTTCTCTTTGCCGCGCCCTCGGTATGTCTTACCATAAGTTTATGAACAATTAAATGCTCCCTAGCGGTGAGAAAAACTAAATTCGATGGATCATCAGACCCTCCCATCGATCGCGGAACAATATGATGACTCTCAACATATTCAGATTGCCGACCTCTCGTCAATGCTCTCTTGATAATTTGGTCGTGAATTCGCTTCGTATCCATCCTAAAAATCCTTACAAAAGTTATCACCTGTCAGATATAATCTATTTATGGCTTCTTTAAATGATCTCGACAAAATGTTCTTGGACATCTCCGACCGCGTTGCGGAGATGTCACATTCAAGGCGCGCCAAAGTTGGCGCCGTTATTGTTTCTGACGGAAACATTATTTCAATGGGCTGGAATGGGACTCCTTCTGGTTTTGACAACAATTGCGAATTTGATAACGGTGAAGGCGCGTTAGTTACACGTCCAGAAGTTCTTCATGCTGAATCAAATTCGATTTTGAAATTAGCTCGTACAGGCGGTCTAGGGTCTGATGGCGGCACTATCTACACAACTTTTTCTCCATGTCCAGACTGCGCAAAACTAATTGCTCAGTCTGGAATAAAAAGAGTAGTTTTCCGTAACCAATATCGCTTGACCGATGGACTTGCGATGCTGAAAACTCTCGGCATCGAAGTAGAGCAACTCAAATAAATTTCAACCACCAACGAGGACACCATGCCCGATTTTTGCGAAACCCCTGACTTTTTGAGCAACTCCACTGTTCTGCGCCGCGCTGGCGTAAGTCGTCAGTTCTTTGACCCAACGAATACCGAGCATCGTGAATCGCTGGCAAAGTTTGTCAAGACCGGCAACTGGGGCAATACACAGTTCTATTGCGAGGCACCCTTCTCTGATGTGCCGATGACAGTGCTGATGAAGTTCGCAGGTCATGAATTGAAATCGAATCGCGAGACCGCTGATGAGCGCTTGATGAGAATCAATGAATCGACTACAAACTGAACTTGATGATCGGACACTTCGTTTTGACGGAGTGTCTGTCGTAAATGCCGAAGATGTTGATGAGGCACTTATTCGCGGTGTCCTTCCACAACAACTTCGCGTTCGCGGCTGGTCCGAAGATTTAGACAACTTCAATCGACAAGTTGCTGAAGCGGATCGTCTTTATCAAGAAGAATCTGAGGCACCGCCAATCAACATCAAGATGGGTTGGCAACTCCCAGAAGAATATCGCAACCTCAACCTTGAAGATCGAATAGCAGATGATTTTGCTAATCGCCTGCCAAAGTTGAAATATACCGATGACCAGACAACAATGGCGATCAATCGTATTGACGCTGAGTTAAAGGAGATTCGGAAGCGCGGTATGGTCGAGTTTACCAAGACCGTCATTTTCGTCCTCGACACTTTTCGCAAAAACAACGTGGTTTGGGGAGTTGGTCGAGGATCGTCATGCGCCTCATACATTCTATTCATTATCGGTCTCCACGTTGTAGATTGCGTGAAATTCAACGTCCCGATGGAAGAGTTTTTTCACGATTGAATTTTCTGGTATAAATATAGTGCGCCGCTGTAGGCGCTCTATTCTTTTGGAGATTACCGTATGTCCCAAGTAATTCGTAGCGCACGCGGCGAAATTGTCGACTTTGAATTGTTAGCGATCAAGCAGCAACTTGCGTCTGCGCCTGTCCCAAAGGTTGTTGAAGACCGAAAGAAGGCAATTGACGAAAAAGATGGTGTTCGCACTAGCGTTCAACCTGATGTGGATTTTCTTGCCATTTCGATGGAGGCGGCAGATGTTAGCGCTTCTGCGACTCAAGGCAAGCAGCTCAAGCGCAAATAACATATAACACATAACTAGGAAAACAAATGGCAATAGTTAAACCCCTTGGCAACAATGTGATGTTTCGGTTTCTGGATCACACTGGCGGTCAAAAAGGAAAGTTTACCGACACACTCCGCAGCGGCATCATTATGGTTGCTACTGAGGCGAGTCAGAAGGTTCATCGCTGGGGAGAAGTTCTCGCGATTGGACCAAAGGTCGAAGGGTTAGCAGTTGGCGACTACGTTCTCATCGAATCATTGATGTGGATGGAAGGCACTGAGGTTGATGGTGTTCGTATGTGGAAAACAGACGACTCGAAAATCCTCGTGGTTACAAACGATATTGACTCCTGTACAAGACAATGAACTTCCCGGTCCTAGCGGTTCTAACCTTCATCGTCGCGTTTGCGATTGAAGCAATCGGCACCTACGTGTCTGTAATCGGGTTGTCGACATTATTCGGCGCCAATCCAGTTATCATTTCGCTTGCTGTCTCGTTAGATGCTGGGAAATTGGTAATCGTTCCCCTGTTGTATACCTATTGGGACAAACTCTCTAGGTTGATGCGTGGTTACGCACTTGCCGCAGCAACGATCACGATGGTTATTACTTCTGC